TTTGTTCCACCAGAAGCTAAACCTATTATAGAAGCAAGAGTACGAGATTTTATAAGAAAAATAGAAGAAATAGAAAGAAAAAGAGGGAAATCAGATACTATGGATATTGAAAGAGATATAAAAATGGTAGATGATATGGGGAAAGAAGATCCTCCATTAAATATAAGAGAAGTTAAAGAAATTATTTCAAAAGTAATTCAAAAAAAAAGAAATAATATAAATGAACAATTTACTGAATATGACTATATGAATGCTGTAAATTATACTTGTGTAAATCCGGGCAACAGGGCATGTAATTTACTAACGGTTGGTTCACCAACTCCTTTTCAATCATGGTTTGCTATGGCTCCCGGAGGAATGTCTTTTAAAATTGCAATGAAAAACCAACAAGGAAGAGCATGTAATTTTATTAATAATAGGTTAGGTAAAATGAATAATAAATTATCAGGTAATTTAGGACCAGATCATGAAGCTTTAATTAGATTTAAAAAAGATTTTTTTGAAAAAAAATTAACACAGTATAATTGTTAAAATAAAACAAATTAAAATTAAAACGTTATGTTAGATAAATTATTTGGCGGTGGAGCCGCAGAATTAGTAAAAGGTGTAGGAGGTGTAATAGATAACCTACATACATCAAAAGAAGAAAAACTAGCTGCAGAGCAAAAAGTTAAAGAACTAATAGCAGACTATGAAACAAAAATGGAGGCTAATATTACAGACCGTTGGAAAGCAGATATGAATTCTGATTCATGGTTAAGTAAAAATGTAAGACCACTAATTTTAATATTTTTAGTTGTTTCTACGGTTTTAATGATATTTATTGACGCTGGAACAATTCAGTTCGTTGTAGAAGAAAAATGGACAGATTTATTACAGCTTGTATTAATTACCGTGATTGGTGCTTATTTTGGTGGTCGATCATTTGAAAAAAGAAAAAAATAATGGCAAAATTTGATTATAAAAAATGGATTACCGAAAATAAACATGGTAAACTAGATGAACAAACAGGAACTATGTGTTATGCTTGCCAAACACCTGATGGAACTGGAATATACGGTGTGTTTCCAAATCCAATTAGTGCTGCATCAATAAATGGAGGTACTATAATATCAGCACCATTATCAACATTACAACAACAATCAGGTTATATAGCTGCGGGTGGATCAATTATGAATGGTAGTTATATAGGAGATCCTAATTTTTCAGGACATAGTTCAGGATGTGGATTAGGATCAGCAACAGGATATTTTTATGATCAAGCTTATGTTACAGGATTTTGTCCTTCAGTAGGTTCAGGTACAACAACTACACCAACAGGCTCAGCAACAGGTTCAGGTGCTGTAACGGGTTCAGCAACAGGTTCAGGTGCTGTAACAGGTTCAGGTGCTGTAACAGGTTCAGGTGCTGTAACAGGTTCAGGCGGTCCTACACCAGCAGGAACAGGTAGTTTTGATGATTATGGTATAGGAGGAGGTACCCAATTTAACTATCCTGGTAATTGGAGTGTTACAGGTTGGACAAATAATTTTGTTGACATGATATTAAATCATTCTAATCCTTGTAATTTCTTAAATCAAAGATATAACAAATTTGGAAACCAACTACAACAAGGTGGTATGGGACCACTACAAACTAATTTAGTTTATCAAAAATTTGCAGTAGTACATACATTACTTGACGATTATACAGGATGTGGTTTACCTAATCCAAATCCATTTACTTCATTATTACAAGAACAAATCAATGAAATAAATTTAGATCCTGCAGCTGCAGAATTATTAGCAAAAAGAGAAAAAGAAATTAAAGGATTAAGAATAGCTATTGGAGCTCCTCGTAAAAAAAGAACAGGAAAAAGAAAAGGAAGAAGAAACGAAAACCAAATAAATATTATAAAAAAAATAGTTAAAGAAACTATTTCAAAATTACAAAAAGAAAAACAAAAATTTAAAGTAGATGCTTCTAAAAGATTTAGAGAAGTAAAAAATAAAAAATCATGAAAAAATTTATTTGCGATTTAGTATATGCATTATCCTTTAGAAATTTATGTTTAGGATGGTGTAATTTAAAACTAAAATGCGATTGCGATTGTAATTGCTAAAAACATTTAGTCCGATTCATAGCCGGACGATTTAAAAATTAAGAAAGGAGCTGTGGCCCAATCATTTGGATTGGGTCACTTTTTTTTATATATTAACTAAAAATAAAATTAAGAATGACTAAAGTAGTAATTGTAGGAGCAGGAGTTGCAGGTATTAACGCAGCAACAAAATTAGTAGATAACAATTTTAAAGGAAAAATTACCATTATTGATATGGGTAAAAACCCATATGATAGATTACCTGAAGAAGTAATGACAGGTATGTTAGGTGCTGGTGGTTGGTCTGACGGTAAATTAACTTATCATACTTCAATAGGTGGTCAGTTATCTAAATACTGTGGAGATAAAAAAGCTATGGAATTAATGGATCAAGTTATTAATAATTTTAAAAGATTCCACCCTAAACCAGAAGAAGTACAATGTTCTAACCCAGTAGCAGAACCTGACTTTATTAAACCATATTTTGGTTTAAGGTTGTTTCCTGTATGGCATGTTGGCACAGATTACTTACATGAAATAGGTAAAAATTGGTATAATTATTTAAAAGATAATGGAGTAGAATTTTTATGGGAACATAAAGTATATGATATTAATTTTAATAATAAAATAACAGAGATTAAAGAAAATAATACTAAAAATATTTTTGCATTAGAATATGATAAACTTATTTTTGGTGTAGGTAAATCGGGAATAGATTTTGGAAAACAATTAGCTGAACAATATGAATTACCTACAGAACCTAAATCAGTACAAATTGGGGTACGTTTTGAAGCACCACAAAAACACTTTCAAAAATTAATTGATGTGTCTTATGATTTTAAATTATATAGAAAATATGATGATAAAGGTGTATCATTAAGATCATTTTGTACTAACAATAATGCTGCTTATGTAGCTGCTGAACACACTTATGGAGATATAAGTTACAATGGTCATGCTAAAAAAGACGAATCATATAGAAATGATATGACTAATTTTGGTATTTTAATGGAAATTAGAAATATTGATAAACCATTTGACTGGTCAAGAATAGCAGTAAAAAAACTACAACATGAAGGTGTAGGAATGTTTTATTCACCATCACATAGAGTACCTTCAAAAACATCAGAAGGTGATTATGTAAAAACACATGTTGTAAATAGTATGGATCCATTATGGGAAGCTATTGGTGATTATGCTTCATACATTCACGAATTTATTGAAGATATGGAAAAAGTATTCCCAACATTAGGTAAAGATTGGGGCATTTACATGCCTGAAGTAAAATATTTATCACCTGAACCTTTAGTTAATTACGAAGATTTAAGTCTTACTAGGTTTCCTAATGTTTATTTTGTAGGTGATGCATTATCAGCAAGAGGTATTACGGTGTCAGGAGCTCAAGGTACATATGTTGCTGAATCATTATTAAAAACAGTAAAAGAATTTCCTGATTTTCATGAACATTTTTAAAATAAAAATATGAATTTAAATAAAAAAGAATTAAAATCCCAAAAATGGGCTAGAACAAAAGTAAGAAATGTCTATAGGATAGAAAAAGATGGCTCAAAAACAACAGCAAGAGCAGTGGATTTTGGTGATAAAATAAAACTTCATAATGAAGAAGGTCCTGCTTTGATTAATAAAAAACAAAAAAGAAAAGAATATTATTTAAATGGTATTAAATTTGAATATGAAATTTGGAATGAAATTATGAAAGGTAAAGAGGGTTTACCTTGGTATAAAAACCCTGCATTTAAAGGAGCAGTAAGATTTTAATATGAAAATAGGTTTTTGTGGAACAATGAGTGTAGGAAAAACTACACTAGTAAAAACATTAAAAGAGTTACCTGAATTTAAGAATTATACTTTTAGAACAGAACGTTCAAAATATCTTATGGAAATGGGTATACCCTTAAATACAGACAGCACTTATAAAGGACAATTAGTATTTGCAGCTGAAAGAGCAGCTGAGTTAATGCAAAAAAATATTATAACAGATAGAACAATTATTGATGTTATGGCATTTTCTAATTTATCTACATCAATGAAGGATTATGAAAAACACCATTTAAATGCAGCTTTATTTCATTTAATACAAGAGTATGATTATTTATTTTATGTTTCACCTAAAGGTGTAAAAATAGAAGATAATGGTGTTAGAGAAACAGACGCTGAATATAGAATGGCTATTGATAGAGAAATAAGATCAATTATAGGAATGCATCGTAGTAAAAAAACTATTACTATAAAAGGTACAACTAAAGAGCGTATAGAGCAAGTTAAAAACGCTATAGCTTGATACGTATAACCATATGGCTAATACTAATATAAAACAAATTATAAAACAAGAGTACATTAAATGTGCTAAGGACCCAGTCTACTTTATGAAAAAATATTGCTATATTCAACACCCAACTAGAGGTAGAATACAGTTTAATCTTTTCCCATTTCAAGAAAAAGTACTTACTTTATTAAATAAAAACGATAGAAATATCATATTAAAATCTAGACAGTTAGGTATTTCAACATTATCTGCAGGTATTTCTTTATGGATGATGGTATTTCAAAAAGATAAAAATGTATTAGTAGTTGCAACTAAACAGGATACAGCAAAAAACTTAGTAACTAAGGTAAAATACATGTATGATAATTTACCTTCCTGGTTACAAATAGGATTTGTTGAAAAAAATAAATTAGCATTGAGGCTAAAAAATGGCTCTCAAATTAAAGCAGTATCAGCAGCAAGTGATGCTGGTAGATCAGAAGCAATTTCTTTACTAATTATTGATGAGGCTGCCTTTATTGAAGAAAATAGAATAGAGGACATTTGGGCATCATCTCAACAAACACTTTCAACGGGTGGTAGAGCAATTGTATTATCTACACCAAATGGCACAGGTAATTTTTTCCATAGAATGTGGGTTAAAGCTCAAGAAAATCAAAATGGTTTTATACCCATTAGATTACCATGGACAGTACACCCAGAAAGAAATCAATTATGGAGAGATCAACAAGATGCAGAATTAGGTAGTAGAATGGCATCACAAGAATGTGATTGTGATTTTACAACCTCAGGTAATACTGTATTTGATCCTGAACTTTTATCTTATTACGAAAAAACCTATTTGTGTGATCCCTTAGAAAAAAGAGGTATAGAAGGTAATTTACATATTTGGGAATATCCTGATTATAATAGAAATTATTTAATTGTAGCTGATGTAGCTAGAGGAGATAGTAAAGATTATTCTGCTTTTCATATTATTGATATAGAAGAATCAAAACAAATTGGTGAATTTAAAGGACAAATAGGGACTAAAGAATATGGCCATATGTTAGTAGCTATAGCTACCGAATATAATAATGCATTATTAGTAATAGAAAATGCTAATATAGGATGGAATACAATTCAAATTGTAATTGATAAAGGATATAAAAATTTATATTATTCTCCTAAAGGAGAAGCAGCAACTAATGCAGATACATTTTTAGCTAAATGGCATGATATAGTAGATACATCTAAAATGGTACCTGGTTTTACAATGTCTATGAAAACAAGACCTCTTGTAATTGGAAAATTAGATGCTTATATGAGAGAAAAATCAGTATTAATTCAGGGAAAAAGAACATTAGAAGAATTAAGAACTTTTATTTGGAAAAATGGAAGAGCAGAAGCTCAAACAGGCTATAATGATGATTTGATTATGTCTCTAGCAACAGGATGTTATGTAAGAGATACTGCTCTTAAATTTGCTCAACAAGGAATTGATTTAACAAATGCGACATTAAGAAATTGGAAAAAAGGACCACCAGCTATATACACTAATAAACCTGATAAAAAACAAATAGGATGGTCTCAAGATTTAGGAGAACATGGACAACAAGATTTGACTTGGCTCCTTTAATATATTTATAATAAAAACTAAACAATGGCAGATACTAGTTTATTTTCAAGATTACAACGTTTATTTTCAAGTGATGTAATTATACGAAACATAGGAGGACAAAAACTTAAAGTAATGGATACAGCTAGAATCCAAAAATATGGAAATCTAGCAACAAATTCTTTATATGATAGATTTACACGTTTACATAAACCTGTAGGATCTTCTTTACAATATAATCCAACACTTAATTATCAGTCAATGCGACTACAGCTTTATAGTGATTATGAAGCTATGGATCATGATCCAATTATAGCAGCCGCACTTGATATTATATCTGATGAAACAACAGCAAGAAATGAATATGGGCAAGTATTAAATATTAATTCTTCAAATGAAAATATTCGTAAGGTACTTCATAATTTATTTTATGATGTTTTAAATGTAGAATTTAATCTTCCTACTTGGGTTAGAAATATGTGTAAATATGGCGATTTTTATCTTAAATTAGAAGTAAGTGAGAAATATGGTGTATTTAATGTTATTCCTTTATCAGTATATGAAGTAGTAAGAGAAGAAGGAACAGACCCTGAAAATCCCTCTTATACAAGATTTACACTTGATCCAAATGGGTTAGCTAGTGGTGCTACTAATACTATTAGAAGAGATCAATTTACATTAGAAAATTATGAAATGGCCCATTTTAGATTACTTACAGATTCTAATTATTTACCTTATGGTAGAGCCTATTTAGAACCAGCTCGTAAAGTATTTAAACAATTAATGTTAATGGAAGATGCTATGTTAATTCATAGAATTATGAGAGCTCCCGAAAAAAGAGTATTTTATATTAATGTAGGACAAACAAATGCGGATGATATAGAACAATTTATGGCAGATACAGCTAATAAAATGAAAAAAGTACCTTATATTGATCAAGCAACGGGTGATTATAATTTAAAATTTAATGTACAAAATATGACTGAAGATTTCTTTATTCCTGTTAGAGGAGGTGATTCATCTACTCGTATTGATACTACAAAAGGTTTAGATTATGATGGAACAGGTGATATTGAATATTTAAAAGCTAAAATGATGGCTGCTCTTAAAATACCTAAACCATTTTTAGGATATGAAGAAGGAGTAGAAGGAAAATCAACATTAGCCGGTATGGATATTCGTTTTGCTCGTACAGTAGAACGTGTTCAAAGAATTATAGAATCAGAATTAACTAAAATTGCTTTAGTACATTTATATTCACAAGGATTTGATGATGAACAATTAGTTGATTTTTCTTTAGAATTAACTACACCATCTGTTATTTATGAACAAGAAAAAGTAGAATTATTTACTTCTAAAACTACGGTAGCTCAAACAATGATTGACAATAAAATCTTTAGTAAAGATTGGGTATATGAAAATATATATGGTTTATCCCCAGATGAATATACTGATCAAAAAGAAGCAATGCTTGATGATGCTATGGATAAATTTAGATTATCTCAAATAGAAAATGAAGGAAATGATCCTGTAGAATCAGGTATATCATATGGTACTCCTCATGACTTAGCTTCATTATATGGAAATAAAAGAGATAAAGCAGTAGGACCAGCTCAAGTACCTACAGGATATGATGAAAAACAACCAGGAAGACCTACAGAACGTCCACAAAATTATGGTTCTGATAGAAGTAATTTTAGTAGAGATCCTCTAGGTAAAAAAGGTTTATCACCAGAAAAACCAGAAAAATCAACAGATATTAATAAAGTTTCTACATTTGAAGCTGCTAATATTAAAAAATCTCTTCAAAAATTTCGTAATAAAAAACAAATTTTAAAAGAAGAAGAAGAAAACGGACTTTTAAGTGAAAAAAATA